CCCTTTCTATTATCATCTCTATGTAATGAATTGCCTTAAGAAGATCTTCTTTTTTATTCTTCAGTTTGTGTCTGCATATATACTTGATTGCATTACCTTCTGCAAATGGTAAATTATTTTCATTTATGAATTTAGAAGGCTGTATCTTCATCGTCTTATAATGAGATCCTCCTACTTGTTTAAAAAACGTTTTATTGCTCATTTCTTTTTTCCTCTATGTAAGTTAAATAGTCTTCCCCTATTGGATAGTTGTACTTATAATCAGAGCTCAATAAATGTAATGAATATTTAGCTCTAGTTACTGCAACGTAAACTACTCTTTTTTCGTCCATCTTTTCTATGTTTGTTTTGTTTTGATATTGAGATGCATAATCAGCTTTAAAATAAACCAAAACATTATCTGCTTCCCCTCCTTTTACAGAATGAATAGTATCTATAATGATATTAGGGTCATTATTTAATTGTTCCTGTCCATAGGTCTGTAATAGAATTTTTACGTAAGTTATTTCTGTTGGTTTAATATTTCTTTTTAATGCATGCCACCATTCTTGAGACTTAACTTCATCTTTTAAAGTTAAACCACACCATGCTTTTAAATCTTCAAAACTATATTCTTTATGATTTTCTTGTTGATCCCAAAATTCTTTATTTCTATATAAACCACTAGATAAAGCTCTAACATATTTATACATATTAATAGCTTCTTCTTTAAATATCTTCTTACCATTAGATAACTTTGTCCAAGTTTTAATAGCTTTCCATTTATTTGATGTAAAAGATTTATTACCTTTGTTATCCATAAAGTATAAACCTTTATCTTTAGCCATCATTCTAAGTTCATTAACAGTAGTTCTAATCTTACCTAGAATGTACCAACTACCTTTGTATTGACTAAAGTCTAAGTCTCCAAAAGATATATAACGATGCACACTATCTTTAACATCTGGGTTTGGTAAAAATTCTTTGGGTTCACTATCTAATATTCCTTTTCTAACAACTTGAGAAAATCTATGTATTTCTTTTCCAAAACGTCTTGTCTGAGTTAATACTTTCTTTTGGCCAGGAAAATATGTTGTAAAATATTTATGATTAGAACCATTCCATCTATAAATAGCTTGGTCATCATCCCCAGCTAAATATATTTTATTAGCATTATCTGCCATCTTATAAACAACAGACCACTGTAATGGTGTAAAATCTTGTGCTTCATCTAATATAAGTATCTCTAATGGTGGAAAGTTTACTTCATCAATTGTTTTCTCAACCATGTCGGTAAAGTCCATATATTGAGTTGCACCGTCTCTTTTATACTTATTATATACCTGTACCTTTCTTAACAATAAATCTAATGATTCTCTCTTATAAGTTTCATTACGATAAACTTCTTCTACAGGTTTCATCATATTTCTTGCTTTATCATAAATATGTAAAGACCAATCCTTATATACAAATGAATCGTCATCTAATCTTGAATCTGAACTTTTAATAATTTGATTCTCTAATGCAAAATCAATCATACATCTTTGCGGATCAAATACTTCTATTGTAAAATATTTCTTACAATACTTATGAAGTGTCTTAAATCTTTGAAAATCTTTTAAAGTATATTGAGGAAATGCAGCCAATGCTCTACTTACTGCAGTGTTAACTGCTTTGTTAGTAAAAGAAATAAAAGCAATATCCTGTGGTCTAATACCTTGAGCCAAAGCATCTGTTAATATTTCTTGAACCAATGTATTTGTTTTACCCGTTCCTGGAGGGCCATAATACTTAATAGTTTTATTTCTAATACTATTTTGGTGTTCTAAACTGCTGTGCGTGGTAAGCGTCATCTAACTCCGTTAAGTTTCCTTGTTTACTTTGTATTGTAGGCTCTGTTCGTTTTTCTTTTTTTGTAAAATCAGGTAAGGCAACTTTCCATATGTTCTTCTCTCCTTTGTAGTAATCTAATTTTTCACAACCTAATAGTGTGATTGCTTCTAATGAATTAGAAAATATCTTTCCTGATAATTTTTTAATGAAGCCATCTAATGTATTCTTTTTAAAGTAACAATAATCTTGTCCATTCTCTTCTTCTCTAATTATGTATCCATCTTTTAATTTTTCAAAATCATCTAATACCATGTATTTTTCAAAGAATTCTTTTAATACTGAGTATCTAACGTCTGCTAATGTATCTTCATATTTAACCTTTTCACTTGGTTTTGAACTTGCAATAAGTGCAGACATTAACATTTCAAATGGTGGTGGGCCCTTTTTAGGTTTAGGTAATGTCATCCAGAATATTCCATAATGCATCATTCTAGTTCTAAAAGACTTTTCATCAACTAAATCAATTGAATCAAAAGTCATTGTTATCTTATTATATTTAAAAGTATAATAAGTAGTTTTAATATCTTTTATTTGTTCAACCTCAGAAAACTCATCTATAATATCTGGAGCCTGAGCACCTATTCCAAGTTTTCTTAATCTACATAAATCTTTATTACATATTGGTGTCATATATCCGTGCTTAGGAGGACATTTATACGTATAATTATTTTTAAACACCGAATTTAATACTGTTCCTACAATTTCTTTTTCTGTTAATGGATCAGCAAACATCTGCTGATTTCTTTCAAGAAGAATTTCTTTTAAGGCTTTTTTATCTATATGACCTTCAGATTTTTTCATCTCAAGAACTGCAGCATTAAATAAAATATTATTTCTATTATCTCCAGTCCACTTATCGTTTAATAATTTTTGAATACAAGGTGGGAACTCTTTATAACCTTCTTCTGGTTCATAATCGTCAGTTTTAAATTTTAATAAATCATCAATAGAACTTCTTTTTTTAAAAGCTTCTTCTATAAAACCACCTACTAATAATGCTTCATTATTATCTGACCAAGCATACTCAACTGCTCTTTCTGCTTTGTGATAGGGCATTCCAACAGATTTATTACAAGGAAATACTTCTTTACTCATAAAGAATTTAGAATTCCATTTATCTAAAACTTCTCTAATTTGTTTTACTGTTGACCAATCTTTTAAAAATAAAAATATATGTAATCCACCTGACTTAGATTTAACTGGTACTAATGGTAATTTATATTCTTTAATAATATCTACAAATTTCTTTTCACTAAATTCTTTATAACTACTAGGGTCTACATCAATGCAACCCCATTTTGCCTTGTCATTGAATTCTGGTTTTACACCAATAATAAGTTCTCCATTTAAATGCTTCTGCCAAAGCTCCGCCGTTACTGCTTTGTAAACAGTTGTATATTCGGCATTTCTTTTGCCACTATCTTTCTGGCCACCAGTTAAGGTGACCAGAAGATGTTGACCCGAATCGCCTTCAAACAGTTCTAATAACTGTGATGCGATCATTAGAAAGGAACCGATTCAGTGCTTTGTTTAATTTGTTGAGATTCTTCTTTACCAAAATCAACTTTACCAAAGATATCTGACTTCATAGCACTTTCATAAAATGCTTTAGTTATCTCTAACACTTTACTGTACTTAGGATCATTTAAGTATTTATCAAACTCTACGATCCAACCATACCAGCTATTGCCAGAATTAGATTCTTTAGTGGTTGTTAATTTATAGCTTGTTGCCCATGACGGCGGACAAAAGAAACCTTTAGTACCTTGAAGTCTTCTACTTTGAATCATAGAATTCCAAGTTTTAGATTTTTTCTTTTGTGTAGATTTCATAGCAATCAAAGATGTTTCAATTGGATTATAATCTTTATCCAATATGTAAACAAAATGATTACCAGTGTCCTCTATATAGTTACCGTTTGGTAATCTATCCTTAAAGTCATCTCCTCTTTTAGTTTGAGACATAACAGACGGATCTGTATGTATTCCAACTGGACGACCCGGGCTATCTCCTCTATCTTTCCATTCATTAAATGTATTGATATACAAACAAGGAACAACAATTACTCCATCTTTACCTTTGTAAAGATTTCCTGTTGTCTCATTATAAATGTCTCCTTGTTTTGCTGTCTCAATATATTTTCCATCACTCTCATCTAATACTTTTGAATTAGAGTATAAGATTTTAAGTATTGGAAGTTTTGTGTCACGTGCTGTGACAAACTCCGAACCCTGACCTGATGCTGATTCTAAATCAAACATCGCTGGTAGTGGAGCTTCTTTCTTTATAGC